ATCAAAACAATTATTTCATCAACAATAGGTTGTGCACTTTTTAAGGTTGCCCATAATGTGGCACCTTCATCTTTAACATCAACAGCAAGAGAGACTTTTACTCTTTCTGTTTTGCTTAATTGATCAACTATTTTGCTGAAATCATTTTCCATTTTTTATTACTCCTCGATTAAAAATAAAATTAAGACCAATTCCCATTTGTCTTAAATAAAAATAAGCCCCCTTAATTAAAAGAGGGCTAAATTGTTTAAGTATTTGTTCCAACGGATGATGCTGAATAAACTTTAAATAGAGATTCAGGACGCAATTCACCAAATCCTACAAGTCCATACCAGTAAACATTCATCAATCGTTGCATAGCATCGAAAGGTCCACTAAAACCAATTTGAGGTGCAATGCCTTCTGCATAAGCACAAGACTGCCAGCCCAAAAAGTAATTAGTATAAAGATCAACAGTTCCAGATCCGCCGTCTGTAGATATAGCTGCTTGAGAAGTAGAAATAAATCTAAATCCCTCAAAAGCACCAATTTCACCATTGTAAATATTTTCTGGATCAGTATACTCTTTTGGAGCACGCCAAGAACCAGCACCAGTTTCAGCTTGTAAATCATAAGCAGTATCAGGATGAATTATTGCTGTATAAAACATACCATCTGGCTTCATAACATCGGCACGTTCAAGTTTATTTCTTGCACGACGAACTTCCTCAGCAGTCAAGGTCATAGTAGCTACAACACCTGTTGCATTAGCTGCACCGCTTGCATATCGAATATATGAGGAACCTGTATTTGAATCAAAAGCTGCACGAGCAACAAGATCCATAGATTTTCCCATATTATCACCAACCATTTTAGCAGCTGATGTATCAATATTTGCGAAAGATAAAACACGAAGTTTTCTGGTAGATGTAATGAGATTACCATACTCATAAAGCGTTACTGTTTTAGCAGTCTTAGCCATTGTAGCTGGAGTTGGATCACCTGATTCGGATAATGCTCCAGTAGCAACAGTCATATTACTAAAAATAGTAAAGGTTACAGCATCACCAGGCATAGGATCACGCTCATTTATATCCCAAGTCTTGTGTTCTGCGAATTGTGCGAAATGAAGTCGAGGTTGAAAAGCGAATTCAACAGCTTTACTATAAGCAGTTTCGACTAATCCAGTTAAATTTCCAGTAGTTGTTGTTGCAAACCACTGAATGTCTATCATTTGAAATAAGTTCATTTTGATAAACTCCTTTGTTTAGTTTATTTTGTTTTTGTTTAATTTTGTCTGCTCAATTCTGAACTATATCTTGGCTTTTTAACTCTCGGCCTAATTTTAACCTCTAAAGCTTTTTAAAAGTGCTTCTAATTCTTTTGCACTTTTAGTGTTTAGCATCTGTTCTTTAATGCTTGCTTTAGCAGGATCTTGGTTTGCATCAATTTGAGTAGCTGGTGCAGTGCTACCTACATCCTTTTTAAAAGGAGGCTTTATATTTTTTGAGTCAATCACAGTTTTCTTGAAATTCTTGATCCATTTTATCTGAGATCTTACGTCGTTTTCAGGAATTAAACTTTGATATTCCTCTGGAAGTTCTGCTTTCATTCTTTCAAGCTCAGTAGTAAAATATTCAAGTGTCTTACTTACGTCAGTATTTAACTGTTCATATTTTGGCTTGATTTCTTCGTACAGAGATTTAAAAGCTTCTTTTTCCTCAAGAGCTTTTAGCCTTGCGGTTTCATCTAGTAATTCTCTATCTTTCATTTTTTGCTTTTTGTCCATGATTTCATGTAGTCGCTCACGGGCAATATTTGCTAACTTTTTCTTTTTTCCTAAAGTATCTTTTAACAATACTTTCATTTCATCCAAAGATAATCCATCAATTTCTAATTCATCAACTTCTGGATCACCAACTGGATCACCAACTGGATCATCAAGTGGATCATCAAGTGAAGCTGTTGGAGGATCTCCACCACTTGTAGCAACACTAGTTATACCTGTGCCATCTTCTGCAAACCACTGCAAAGCAATTTGTCTAATAAACTCTTGTAATTTTTCCATTACTTTTATTCTCCTTAAATAAAAAAATTCTGTTTCTTATACTATATATAGATAAATAAAAAAATATCATAAAGATATAGGTGTTTATTATCTATTTTTTAATATATTTACTAATTTATCTGGATATTCTGCACATAATAATTGAATGCCCATCAATAGTACATCTGTTATGCCTTTCATATATGCTTTGACCTCTTTTGTTTTATTATAAGAAACACTAAAAGATAATTTTCCTCTTTCTTTTGTATGTGCTTTTACAGAAGCAATTTCCTTTTCTTGAATGGTTGCACCTATGGATCTAATTAAAGAAGTGAATGCAGCACAAACAATATCTGTTCCTGCTTTTCCACCAGCATGACCAACAGCATTTACTTCTTTTAATATTTGATTATCATCTAATGTAATAGTTATTGAAATCAATATTTATTTCCTTTTACTTTTTCTTGATGCTTTTATTCTGGAAGTTTCTTTTGCTACAATCTTTTTAGTATCATAATAATATTTCTGTTCTGTGTCATTCTGAATAGACTTATCTTTTTTTGTTGCCATTTATTTTCTACCTCTTCCATTTTTCTTAGTAGAAGGGCATCCGCCTCTACCTCTATTTGCACGATTTCCTCTGCCAGATCCATCTCGTTTTGGTGTACCTCTTGCCATAATTATTCTCCTTAATTATTTATTATTTTTTCTTAGTTTTCTTTTTAATCTTTTTCTTTGGTGGAATTATTTTTATATTTTCTCCATTCTCAATAAAACGCTCTTTGCTTTTTTTATTCAACATATTCAACCTCTATTATAGTATAGTTTTTCATTTCTTTTTTAGTCAAAACCTTAAATTCTGTATTGACATTAAATAAGAATTCACCCTCGTATACATTATTTGTTGGAATAACATTACTTCCCTTTTTAGTATGTATTTTTAATACGATTGCTTTTTTATTTTTAGTAGATTTAAGAGCAAGAAACTCCTCTGCTACATCCTTATACAAAGATGTAGATACAAAATTAGAATGCTTTATTGTAGATCCTTTGGCCAATTGTTTTACTGCATCAGTATCCAATAACATCCCTCGCCATAATACCGTATTTTGATTTAAAAAAGTTTTGTTTTTAGCAAAATATTTTTTAATTCCTTCAATCGTTTCTATAACAACTTGATCTTTTACTGTTCTAATACCACGTAAATATGCATTTATATCTTTATATGATTTACTTACATATGTATCTAAATACTTTTTAATATTGCTAGTAGGTTCTAATAATTCTGTTTTAAATTTAGGATAATTAGAATCTACTAAATCAGAATATTCCTTCATTTTATTTTTAAAGGAATCAGTATATTCTATAAAAGGCTCCTCAACTGCATTGGCTTTTGCTTTTATTGCTTTTGGTGCTGCTCCTGCAAATACTGCTCTTTGTGTTTCTGAAAATAACCCCCATCCAGATTCAGTAGCAGTTCTTATCTGCTCACTTACTTTAGCAGGCAAATTTTCTCTTCCCCAAACTTGTGGTCCAGCCTCATCTTTAGTAATCAACATTGGGCTTGTACTATGGACGCAATTATGCACTACCATATTTTTAGCTATATAACTTTCATCAATATCTACTGAAAAATTATATGTTGTTTTACCTCTCGTCAACTTATGAAATATAATGTCCTCTATTGGAAGTTCAATAAATTCATAATTATCATCATGATTATTTAAAACTCTATTTATTTCCTTAGCACATTCTTTTAAATTATTTCTAATTTCTAAAGCAGTAAAACGCAGTACAGTCCAGCCTTTATTTTCTATTTCTTTTTGTTGTACAATATCCCTTTCTTTATTATTTTTATGAAAATATCCATCACATTCAATGGCTACTTTTTTATCTATAATAGCTACATCAATATAATATGAACGATTATTCCCATTCTTAAATTGTGCATCTCTAATAAATCGATATTGAGAAGTATAATCTATTCCAATAGAATCTAATAGCCACATTATTTTTCGTTCAATAAAAGAAAGCTTTCTTTTTATACTTTGTTGCCCTTTACGAATGACTTCTGGATTATTAAAAGGGTGCTTCCCTTGCTTAACTAATTCCCTTGTTTTCTTATTAGCTTGTTTAGTTATAGCAAAACGATCTATCTTTCCTTCATAATATGCTTGCTTTAATGTTTCACTTTGCTTAATATGGGAATTTTTATATCTACCTTCTTGCCAACCATTTGCTACTTGAAAAGAATTGCTACACTGTAAATTACAAAAGTCTTTCCATGCAGGTAATAAAGCATTACATTTTTTACATCTATGAGCTAAGAAAACAAGTTTATCTGTTTTCTTTACATCTTTTATATACTTCCAACCTTTACCTGTTAAAACAGGATGCTCCAAAGTCATAAAAGGAAGTTGTCTTTTGCCTTTCCAATTAGGAAATATGGAATCTGCTAATTTAATTTTAGCTACATAAGTATCTTTTTCAATTTTGCCACGTATTATATTAGTGACTTTTCTAAACTTGCCCTTATGAGATAAAACTAAATCATCTTTTGTTATTTTCCCTATTTGTTTCCAACCTTTACTAGTATATATAGGTATTTGATGATCAATAAAACAATTTGGATGAAATATTTGACCTGAGGATCTTGCTTCATCCATAGTTGGATATCCTGGTGTTTGTCCAGATATAGAAAGAATTTGGCCTTGCCAATATTTACAAGCATCATTTGAACCACCAATAGAAACAATCACTAAATCAAAACCAGCACTTAGCATTTCATTATGTAAGCCTTCTTCAATTAAATCTCTTGATCTTGTTCTTGCAACGGTCTCAGTCCAATTTGATGGTAAATAATGCCTAACTTTTCCATCTTTGCACATGATAGGTATTCTGCCTAAACCATCGTTCCAAGGCAAACCTTTTTTCCTCAGACCTTGTGCCACTTTTGCTTTTAATTCTTTAATAGAAAAATCTTTTACATCTATTCCTTTAAATGATTCTGTAAAGCTTCTTATATATTTTGCATTAAAATGCTTTTTACGAGTAATGGAATCAACTAATAATTCATCAATTCCATTAACATAATAACCTGGATTTTTAGACATTTATTCACTCTTTTCTACTTCAATTTGCTGTTCTAATTCTTTTACTTTCTTACAATCACAATACCAATATATATTAAATCCTGTGCCATCGTCATATTGATAATACATTAGTTTTGTTTCGCATTTACAAAAGGGACATAGTGGAGTTTTTACAGCTTTATTTTCTTCGTCTGCTTTTGGCAATATAATAGAGGATGCAATCCCAAAGATACAAATCATAATACTAAATATTATGAAAGGAGTAATAGGCATTTTAATTATTTTATTATCACTAAGAATAAATTCTATTTCCTCAGATAAGCCATGTGTATTATAAGCAATTTGCATAGTTGATTCATAATCTAAAACAGCATAAACATATTTATATATATAAATAGTTGGTGGCTGAGTAATATCCATAGGTCTTTGTATATTTGAAATAGTAGGATCCATATATTGTAATTTACTTGGCAGATAAATCAAGGCATGTCTGAAAACATCGTCAGCATTATAGCAATATAATACAGGATTTAATTCTGGAAAGCACTTTTTTATTAAATACATAAATAAAATGGCTTTATCTTCACAATCTCCTTTTTTAGATTCCCATGTTTCTTTAGGAGTCTGCCAATATTCTGTACGATCAAATTGTTCTATATCAGTCATATAAATAACTTGAGTATAAACAATATTCATTAAAACAAGTAATCCTTCGTCTACATTATCACCAAATCTATAAGTAATTTCAAAGCCATAAGCTTCTACACCATCTTGATTAGTAGGAACTGGCTCAAATAAATCATCGATAATAGTACAACCAGATAAGACTATAAAAATAGCAATTATTAACCAACGTGACTTTTTCATTTCCTTTTAACTCCTTAAATATAAAGCTCTTATTTTACTTTAACCCTTAAAACTAAAATAAGAGACTATTTCTTTTTAGTTTTATTTCCCTTTTTTCTATTGACTGACCTGCTTACAATTCTTGTATTTTTCTTGCCATTTCCTCCACCTTTAGACAAAGGAACTATGTGATCTATTTCCCTTTTATCACCAACCATTAAAGTAGATTCTTTTCTGGCCTTATTTCGCTTGGCCCTATTTTTTACTTGTTTAGGCTTTCCGTGAAAATCTTTATATTCTTTTTTGTAATTGCGTTTCTTCTTTTTCTTTAGCATTTAATTTACTCCTTATTTTGAGTATATGGGAGTTGCACCCATACATGATAATAATGAATATTTCATGGCATCTACACCACTCAACAGCTTATAGTTATTACAAGCATTTTTGAAACCTGCACAAAGTTTCTTGTAAGTTATTTAATTGTGGATCGTAACAATTTCCACTTATAAATAAATATTTATATTACAATTTCCACTTATAAACAAATATTTATATTACAATTTCCATAATTGTTTTTCTTACTTTATTCTTATCAGCAGACTTTGCATTGTACGCCTCTAATTCCTCTAATATATCATAACCTTTTATTTCATCTGTATTTTGTAGATCTATTTTCATTCCATGAAAGCTATGATCTTTATTTACTATGTATACATTTTGGCTTGCTCTACTAATAAGCTGCAAACTCTTATCACTATAAGCATTAGCACCTACTAATGAACTAGATCTTGCATGAATATCTGAAATTAAAGCACTATGTAAATGGCCATAAATAATCATATGTATTTGAATACCTTCTGAATTATATTTACTTATAATGCTTTGCAGATTCTTTTGTTTTTTATCTCCAATCTGCATACCATGATCAAGCAGAATATTAGTGCCATTTATTGATACCACTAATTCTTTATATAAATTACCCACAAATTTAATAGGGCTCTTTTCAAATAATAATTTTAACATATTGAAAATCGTATAATCATAATTATCAGTAATAGATATTTCAGACCATTCTAAGAAGTCTTTTGCTCTTGCTTCATTTCCAGTTACACAAGCAGTTACTATTTTATAGTCTTGAGCTAAGTCTAAATATACTTGCCTTAATAAATGTACTGCTAATAAGGT